CGGCTGTTAAAGCCCTGCAAGGTAACGCTAGGAAAGCATACTTAGCGGAACTGGGTCAAGAGGCTTTGACACCTAAACAAACTGTAGAGTTTTTACAAATATCTGGTGCTTTAGACCCAATAACCTTTAACAAGTATTTCAAAAAGAATGGTTTTGAGAATGTAACAAGTGCCGTAGCTTCTCTAGCAAGAGCAAGAAACAAAGTAGCCAGAGGCGGTACTTTAGGTAAAAAAGAAAAACGAGCATTAGAGTCTTTCAACAAAATGCCTGTAAATAAAAACACAGGTCAAAGACTTGCGGCTGTTAAAGACGATGCAGGTAATTTATTAAGTAATGATTCTTTAGACATGATTGGAGATGTCAAAGATGGTGACTTCTTAACGCTACAACAATTCTTTAAATCGTCTCAAAAAGAACTGGGCGGTGCTAACGCATTCATATCTGTTGACCCTAAAACACAGAGAGCGTATGTAGGTATTTCCGACAAACACGACATAGGCGGTCTTAACCCTATTCAGGGCGAGAACATGATAACAGTACAGCCTATAGTGTCTTTAGACTACGCCACAGGTAAGTTCGGTAAGAAGGCAGGATTAGCTGACACAACTGCGGCTAAAGGTTCTAAACAGAAAACTAGAAGTGCTATATCTGATGTAGAGCAAATGACAGGCGTGTCTCGTAAGAAGGGAGAGACAGAAAGACAGTTTGTACGTAGAGCAATCTTGGAATCGAACGTCATCGTATCTAAAGAAGACAAACTAAAAGCACTACAGAATGCAGGTATTGCTTTAGGAACTGGTGGTATGTTGACAGCAGGTACAGTAGCCGCCTTATCAGATGATGAATAACAAAAGGGGGCATTGCGCCCCCTTAGTTTTACCTATGCTATTTCACACGCGCCTCCGACACACGCCAGTTCTTGCGAACCTGTAGTATTATCTTCCTTCTCGAAGTGTTCTAAGTCTTCCCACTTAACATCCACTGGCATAGCCGCTAGTAACTCCTCATACTTCTCAGCGGTTATGTCCTCATAAGGGGCTTGCTGATAAACATGGTCACTCACGGCAACAAACTAATACCACTGACACTATCAAAGTTATCCCATATCCACTGTGCTATTTGCAGGAACTCACTATCTGTATAATAAACAGTGATACTTGGCTTATGTTCACACCAGTAATCTTGGTACTTCTTCCAGACCTTTAGCTGTTCCATCGCACCCACCTGCTTTACTGTAGTACTGTTGTCGGGTGACTTGATAGGGAAGCCAAAGACCAGTGAAGACTTACTCATTACGTCATCTTCTACAGGGAAACCTGCGGCTGTCATGTACTGAGCAAGCGGGTCTTTCTTGTCTGAACGCACTCTACGGATATAATGCTTAGAAAAACGGGGATGTATGCCACTAGCAGAATCAACAAGCTGAGACACAGTACCGCTTGGCTTAACACAAGTAATAGCCGCAGACTGAGCAATGCCAAGTTTGTCAGCCCATTCTTTATTAGTTTTGATTGCAACATCTTTCATCTCCGTCAACCACTTATCTAGGTCAGGCGAATCTTTACCCAACAAGTAATGGTCACATATCCCAGTTAAACTTACACCTAATAGTGCTTCTTCTTCTGTGTTTCTCTTCCATACATTGCGTAGGTAGCGGAAGTCAGTCAAGGTAGCCTGTAGAGTTCCGATGATGGAAGCTACTTCAACTTTCTTTTTAAGACTAACAAGGTCATCGTCTGCGCGTATAACGACCTCAGATAGGTTACAGAACTGATTACTGCGTAGGATAATCTCAGAGCAAGGGTTAGTCCCAAAGTCCTGCTCAGGGTCTCTACGTCCGTTCTTAGCGGCTATCTTCTGTGCCGCCACACGACTAAAGATACCACGTTCACCTGCCTTACTATCGTACATGGTGTGCATCTCAGTAAGGAATGACTCAAAGTCTGGCTTCTCTGTGTACGCTACGCTGTTGTTAGCCAGTCTACGTTGTCCTTCATCCATCCACCACTGACCAGACTTAGCCTTAGCCATACGTGGGTCTGATAGGTTTGACAAACTAATCAATGCTGACCTACGTACACCACCGACAACTACAATGTCTGCAATCTTACATACAACATCGTGGCACTCAATGCTCGTTAGCTTACGTCCGTGTGCCTTCTGGAATATACCTACGCAGAAGTTAAACAAATCCTCAAGAGGCTCTGCGCCACTAGCACGACCGCCAAAGGTCTTAAGTCTAGCACCTGATGGGCGTACCTTACTCATGTCCCACTTAGGTATCTTACCTGCGTACAGCATAGCGATTAACTCACGGAATGCACTAGCCCAACCAATCTTACTGTCTGCTACTACAATGGTACTGTCAGTCTCGTGGAATGACTCAGCGATGACTGGTAGCTTGGTAATGAAGTTACGTTCAACACTGAACCCTACGCCTGTACCACACATAAGTACGTACATAAGCTCATCAAAGCTACGTGGTGAGTCAATGTGTAGGTAGCTACAGTTAAACCCTGCTACATTGTCCTTGTCTAATGCTTCACCCGCTGTCATCATACAGCGCATACTGGGCATTACTTCTAGGTTATATATAGCATTGTATAACTTCTTGCCTTCAGCTTTGCTTATCTGACCACGACCATCCCAGAAATCTACGTAGCGCTGTACTGTCTCTGACCATGTCTCACGTCTACCTTCGACAGGTAGCCAACGTGCGTAACGGGACTTGTGTATAAACTGTTGGTACTGATTCATTTCTTAACTTCCTTATTGTCTTTAGGTTTCTGTTGTGTTTTATTAAAGATTGCGTCCCAATTACTAGCAAACTTCTTGGAGTCTTCAGCGGGTCGTTGTGACGACCCTTTGCCTCCGTGTGTCTGTCCTTTCATTATTTGTTCTCCTCTATCAGTCTATTCAAGTACCACTGAGCCTTCTCTAAGTCCTCTACTGCTTTACCCTTGCGTTCATAACGCCACAGGTACTTCATAGTATTACCCTTGAGATAACCTTTGAATGCGTCTGGTGTCATAGACTCTTCGATGGCTTCAATACATTCTATCTTTCCGTAGTTATAGTGCTGAGGACTGTTGACCACATCTTCATTCTTGGTCACGAAGTCTTCATACTTCTTAATCAATGCAGGGTGCTTCTCTCGTAGTGCATCCCAGTCAGCAGGGGTTGCATCATCAATGCTCATAATCATCCTCCGTAAATAAGTCTCTGTTCCTAATTAATCTATCTTCAAAAGCCTCTAGCAAGTCCTCAACTGATATGTCTAATGCTTCGACAACCAATACCGCATCGTAGTCCCTTGCTACTGCTTCCTTGAGTTCCTCCAATGTGTGTGACATCATTCTTTTCCTTCAACATATTTGACAAGTTCCTGTGCGGTATGTAGTGTGTAGTGTTTCATGCCTTCCTTCTCACACCACTGACCCATTGTAATCTTACCGCCCTTACGTACCTTCTTGTGTTCATTGGACAGTAAGAATATTAATTCGTAACCATCTTCTAATATTGTATCACGAATTGACTTATATTTCAAGGTATCTCCTACACGAAAGAAACCTTTTACCTCCACCATGACTTTCTTTTCTTCGTGTACAAAGTCTGGCATATAAGTCCTGTATACTGTATAAGGAACTCCATAGGGTTCGTACTTGAACCCTTTACTCTTGACCTCTTTAGAAAACTCTTTCTCCAGTGCCGACCTGAACTTACCGCTTTTCTTGCTCAATTTCGACCTCCTGTACGTTGGGTTCGTACTCTACATTTATCAAGAATTTTGGACCATACGAGTAGGCAAACTTTCTTACCTCTGGGTAGCAGTGCTTTTTGTATTGACAGTACGAGCATTTTATACCCAATTTTATATTCCCAGATTTTCCGTCTGGTACAGAGTCGGTACAGAAGGTTTCTGGCTCTGGCAAGCCTACTAGCTTTTTTACGTGGCGTATGCGCTCTGTAATGTCCCCCTTAATGTACTTATAGATTGGTGCTTGAGTATCCTCTAGGTCATACTTAAGTACCGCGAGATGTCCATTGGCTTTGTCCATAGCTAACCAACCGAACTCAGTCTCACCGCAGGCATGGGCGTATGCTTTAATCTGGTCAACGTAACCAAAGGCATCATCCATAGCCAATGTACCATCCTTAAACTTCTTGAACCCGAAGGAACTGGCAGACTTAACATCAATAACAATACCATCAATCTTACAATCCATGTGTCCCTTGATGCCTTCC